TCTGGCAGCCTTCGCTGCTGGTGGTGCGGAAGCCGCCTTTGTGGATGTTGATGGCGATGCCCATGCTGTCGCCTGTGCCGTCGCGGGTCACAGGGAGTTCCTCGGCGGGGTTTGCGGGCCGCAAGGCGGGATAGCCGCCGCCGGGCTTGCTCAGGCCGTGCTTGCCTTTGCGGTAGCGATGCACGCCGGGCTTTAAAACAGCGATGCCTTTGCGGCGGATCGAGGGATCGGTGTTGGCGTTGAAGCTGGCGTAGGCGTTTGGCGAGACGAGGAAAATGGCGTCGTCATAGATGCCTCGGTCGTTCTCGCCGGGCACTCCCATGCTGTCGCGGTAGTAGCCTCGAATACCCACAAGCGCCACGGCATCATCCACGCGGGCCTTGGTGAGCAGGGCTTGCGTCTTGGACTTGGCTTGTTGTGGACGGCTCGGGGGGAGCATCGGGAGTTTTAAGGATTAAGTTTTAAGTTTTAAGGCTCCCTCTGTGCTCTCTGTGTCCTCTGTGGTTATTTATCCTTGAGGGCTGGCACCTCGGGCAGCGTGTAGCTGAATTGCCCGTAGTCCGTCTGGAGCGAGATGCCCAGCGTGCTGCACCCGCTCAGAAGCAGGAGCGCACCGACAGCAAAGGCCGTCGCAATGAGGCCGGTCACGATCTGGGAGGGAGGGATCATTTCGTTTCCTTGCGGAAGACTTCGATGAGCGCGATGATTGCTGCCACGGCGGCCGCGATGGCGTTGACCTGGGCGGGGTCAACGGCGATGCCGCCGAGTCCGGCAAGGATGGCAAGGCCGCGAAAGGTGGAGGGCTCTTTGAGACGGGCGAGGAGGTTATTCATGGGGATGGTGGTTTTTGGTCCAGTTGCGGACGATGACTGCGAAGGACGCCAAGCCAACGGCACAGCCGATGAGCAGCGAGGCAATGCGCAGCCAGGCTTCTATCTCCGGGAGCAGCGACACCGTGAGCCCCGTCGCCGTAGCGACGAGGCCGGTGAAGGAAGCGGCGGCTTGGTGCGTGTCCATTGTTAGCTGAGGGCGGCGGCGAGCTGCGCTCCGGTGGTGGCCACGGTCGAGCATTGCGCGAGGCGTGTCGTCTCGAGCAGATCCGTCTTGGCTTTGATGGCCGAGATGTTCGCGCTTGGGATGTCTCCGGTCGCGGCTGGCGAGGCGGGGAGATTGTCGGTCTTCGATTTGATCCCTGCGAGCTGGGTCGAGTTGCTATCGAGTTCTTGGCGAATCTCGATGGCGGTCGGGCCGCTGGCGCTGGTGAGCGTGCGGGTGGCGTGGCTCCAGATGTCAGTTGGCGTGACTGATGCTGGGGCGTTGGTGAGCGTGTCCACGGTGCCGCCGGTTGTGGTGCGCGTGGCGGCGCTCCACACAGCATTTGCCACGCTGGCCGCGGTTGGCGCGCTGGTCGGTGCATTGTAGTCTGCCGATGCGAGGCGGCTGGAGATCGTGGCATCGAGGTTGATGAGCTTGCCGCCGGTGCGCTCAAGGTCCGCTCGGATCGCGGCGACGAGGGCGATCTGGTCAACATTGCTGTTTCCGATTGCGGCGACGATGGCGTTCAGAACGGCTTGTCCATCGCCTTCGTTGAGGATGGAGGCCTCGACGGCGGCGGCAATGGCCGAGCGTTCGGCGCTGGTGAGGCTGTAGCCTGTCTTGTCTGCGGCGGCCCATACTGCCGAGGCGATGTCTCCGGCTGTTGGTGGCGTGCTTGGCGCGGTGTATGCCGAACCGGCCAGCCTGCTCGACACGGAGGCGTCGAGATTGCTGAGTTCGGTCAGCTCTGTGCGGACGGCTGAGGCTACCGAGGCGGCGGTCGGGATCGAGAGGGCGGAGATGGCGGACTCGACGAGGCTTTGATCTGCGGGGTCGCTTGGGAGATTGTCTGTGGAGGCCTTGATGGCGGCGATGTCGGCGGTTGGTATGTCGCTGACGGCTGCAGGGCTTGCTGGCAAGTTGTCGGTTTTGGCCTTGATTGCCGAGATGTCCGAGTTCGCTGGGGCTGTGTAAGACGCCGAGGCCAAACGGCTCGACACGGAAGCATCGAGGTTGGCGAGCTTGGTGGAGTTGGAATCCATTTCCTCACGGATTTGGACAACCGTTGGGACGATTGGCGGGTTGGTGAGGGTATCGACCGTTCCGCCGGTGATGGTGCGGCTGGCCGCTCCCCACACGGCTGCGGCAACATCGCCCACGCTGAGTGCTGCCGTGCCAACGGTGGCATCAATAGGGACTCCGGTTGCCACCGTTGCAGGGCTAGGCACGGCGCAGGTGCCGGTCAACGCGCCGCTCGCGTAGCTCACGCCGAGGCGGACATTGCCGACCGCTGGCATTTCGCCTTGCGTTGCGTCCACAAGTATTTTTGCAGCGCCGGTATCGACCCAATTAAAAATCGCTTGGTTGAGCGAGTCCTTTTTGAGGCGGACGAATCCGGTGACGGGTGACATCCCGCGGAGGCCATATTCTAATTCGCGGACCTCGACTACTCCTGCATTCCCACTATTGGCAATGCCGGGAGCCGCAGTGAGACCGACCGAGCCTAAGCCAAATCCATTACCTACGGCGCGGGTGGCGGTGACAGACCCGCTGGACGCGTTTGTGACGCCAGGACCAGAGACACCGCCGGTTGCATTGCCGGTAATGGCAATAACTCCCCCAGCAGCATTATTTACGCCACTGCCACCTGATGCACTTCCGCCGGTTGCATTCCCGGTAATGTTGATCGTGCCACCGGCGGCGTTTTGCACAGCGGCACCGGTTGCTCCGAGGCAGTTGCCCGTGATGTTGATCGTGCCGGCACCGGCATTTTCAAGTGCATAGCCTGAAGCTCCGCCGCCGCCAGTAGCCGTGCCGACAAAATTGATTGTTCCCCCAGCGGTATTGCCAATCGCCCCGCCTACGCCGCCGACACGCACATCCCCCGTTGCGTTGCCGGTAAAATTCAGCGTGCCACTTCCAGTAAGGCTTACCGGGCGGTTGTTGCCACTCGTATTAACTGGCGAGGTCACATTGCCCACAATCGAGGCGGAAAGCGGTGCGTTAAATGTGCAGGTGACAACGGTCGCTCCGCCGATTACATTATTTTGCAAAATGTTGGCGGTCAGAGTCAAGCCAGCGGCGAGTGTAAATGTGCCGCCTGCTGTGGCACCCCCGAAAGTGTCGTTTCGCAGTTGGCCGGAGCCTCCGAGGTCGGTCGAGACATTGATGGCGATGGCAAAGGAGTTTGAGACGAGGACATCGCCACTGGCGAATGTGACCGCTGATGCCGTGCCGCCGGGCGCGGTCGCCCAGACATCGGTGGCGTTAATGTTTCCTGCCTTGCGGGCGTAGTAGGTAGCCATGGCTTAGAGTCCTTTCGCTTGGATGTAGGTCTGGAGTGCGGATTGGATCGCGCTCACCGCTTGCTGGGTGGCTTCGTCTGCACCTGTGAGTGAACCAAGCGCGATGCCGATTGCGGCTTCGTCTGCGGTGATGACCTCGCCATTCTCAATGCGCGTCGGGACGAGGCGCATGGCGACATTGGCGTCTGAAGAGCCGTCGCCCAGATACCGGCCCGATATGGCCAGACTGAGAGAGAGTTTCGGGTAGGTTTTGCCGTCGATGGTGATGGGATTGGTTGCGATCATGGTGGTGTTGGATTTGAGGTTTAAGAAAATTGGAGGGAGGTTTTGGAAGACCACGCTCCGGTGGCGGAGGATTCTTGGGATGTGGTGCCTGCGGCGTCGGTGGTGATGCGGTAGATGGTCCAGGATGGGGCGTCCTCGGCTGGGCCGGTGGCGGGGTAGTCGGCCCAGGCGAGGCGGCCCATGTAGAGGGTCGTGCCATCGGTGGCGGAGAGTTGCAGGTAGTCGCTGGGGTCGCGGGGGCGGGCGAGGCGGAAGACTTCTCCGGTGTGGTCCTTGGAATACAAGCGCCGGTCGGCGAGGTTGAGGGCGAGGCTCCCTTCGGCCACTTGCGCGGCGGTGGGGACTCGGCCTGCTACCGTGCTGCGGAGGAGCTTGAGGACCGTGGCCATGGAGAAGTTTTAAGTTTTAAGGATTAAGTTTTAAGCAGTGGCCCCGTTGCGGCGGCGCGGGCTGGAACCGCACCGCCGCTGTGGGGGGAGGGAGCTTTTAGAAGCTGCCGCCGTCCAGCTCGATGCCTTCGATGGTGCCGCCAGTGATGGCGACATTGTTGGCATTCTGCGTGGACATGGTGCCGAGTCCGGCTGCGGTGGTCTCCAAGCTGGAGACGCGGCCAGTCAAGGCTGTCGCGGCGGATTCAATGGCAGCAATGTCGGACTCCACCTCGTCGAGGCGGGCGTCGGCGGAGGCACCTTCGAGCGCGACCACTCGGCTATCGAGGGCGCTGATGGCCGAAGCACGGGTGCTGGCTTCGCTGTCGATGTTCGACTGGAGCGTGGTGTCAGCCGCTTGGCGGGCCGATGTCTCGGTCGAGAGATTGCCTGCAACGGTGTTGATGTTGCCCTGGAGGGTGGTGTCGGCGGCGGCACGGTCAAGAAGCTCTTGAGCGAGACCGGCGGCGATGACGCCTTCGGCTGCGGTGGCGCGGGAAATCTCAGCATTCAGTGCCGAAGAGGCGCTGTTGGCGAGGGAGGTGATCGCACCGTTGAGGTTGCTGTCGGCGGCCTCGAAGGCGGCGACCACTTCCGTCAACGAATCGAGCGAGCCGGGAGTGACATTGCTGAGAACATTGTCAATGCGAACGCCGAGCGCGGCTTCCGCTGCGGTGGCGCGGTCGGCTTCACCGCTGATGCTCAAGTTCAGCGTGCTGACTTCCGAGGCGAGGTTTGCGTTTGTGGCAAAATGGCCCTCACCGGCGAGGACTTTGATTTGGTCGTC